AGAGAGAAAAGAGAATATTTAATGTATACGATGGATTAAATCCACCTGTTCCCATATTAGGAACAACCTCTGGATCCAACGTACCCCCTTGAACACCTGTTGTAACTCCAACAAGAGCTCTTCCTCGTATATCTGGTGCTTGTGGATGACTACTTCCATTACATAAATAAATATCAATCCAATCACCTATGCCTGCACCTGTAGGATCAAACATTGATAAGTCTGTAGAGAAGAATGGAAGAGCCACATAAGGAATCATTTTATTCTTAACTAAATTTGCACCAGGTGGAACATAATTTGCAATAGCTGCATCAACCTGTGTTTTAGTATAGTAGTTTGTAGCAAGATCAAGAGCTAATGCTCCAAGGTTAACTTCTAGCTCACAAATTTTATCAATTGCAGCTTGAAGTATGTCATGTGTACCAGACGATGCTGTTACACTATCAAGACAATCTATATTATAATCAGCATTTAAAGCTTCAAATTCTGCAACAAGATCATCTATTTGTTCTTGTAATAAACATGCTGCTTTAATAATTGCTGTTAAGACTTCATTTAATGTGAATCCTGTACACTGTGTACATGTTGGAAGAAACTGTTTAACTACATTACAAATAATGCTCTCATCAACTATAGGTTTAATTCCTTCTCCTGTTAATACAGGAACAAGAAATGTTGTAATTGCATTCTCTACAGCTAAAAGACTATCACCATGACTAATGCCTAATGCAGGAACATCTTCTCCTGTGTATCTAATACATTGATCTGAATTAGTTTCAGTACACCCATTAAAGCAATTTGTACAAGACATCTTATTTGAATTTTAAAAGTTTAATTTTACTAGCAATCATATTCACAGAATACTGACTAGCATAACTTGGATTATGATATTTGTATGTAAGAATTCTTTTATAGTTTAAAAGATCAAACATAACACTTCCTGCAAAAGATTGGTTAAGCATGAATACAACATTGTTGTATAAGCTATTAGCCATATCTGCAATTTTACAATCAATCTCTGCAATCAGAGAAGGAATGTTTGCACACTCTGGACAATTAGTTAGTCTAGGTGATAACATAATTATTATTTTTTAGGTTGAGGATTATTGGCAGCACTTTGGCATTTTCCACATAACCCATTCTTTAGCTGACATCCACAGCCCACACTAGTCCCACAGTTTCTACAAGCAGCCATATTAATAAAAGTTTATAGCATAATTATTTCCAGAACAACCACAATTGTTTCTATTAAAGTTAGTTAACATTGTAGATGCCTGATTATATAGTTTGTTTGCTTCGACAATTGCACAGTTGTTTGCTGCTGCAATTGCTCCTTGTATGAAGAAGTATATTGAGCTTAATTCCACTTTTGATTGTGTTCTAATTGCTCTATCACATTCCATCATTTCAAGTTTCATGAATGCTTCATCAAATCTTTCTTGTAGTCTATCAACACGAATAATTGTTTTTTCTACAAAGTTTTCATATGCTGGAGCTACAGAGTATTTTAAATGATAAACTCCATCAGGAAGAGGTTGGTTTACACCTGGTGCAGTAATGCCTAAACTTGATGATGTAAAGATATTAAAATTATTTACATCAAATGCAAGAATTGCAGTATCAAATCCAGGAATATTTATTTCAATTGTTGGAGATGTGACAACAGGAGGATCTGTAGGATATGTAGACGCATCTATCACCCCAAGAGTTAATGTGTTATACGTAGGAACTACAAGTATATCTAAATTTAATGTTGGCATGTTGTTATATAATAAATATGCCAGAGGACTTGAGAACTCCTCTCACCCTCTGGCATAGGTTATTTATTAATTTACTTCTTAAGGAATCAATGTAGATGTAGTACTAGTACTAGGCCACACAGTGGTTGTAGTAGAAGTAGTTGTGATACATACTGGATTGTTGTCAATAACAGCTCCAAGAGCAGCTACTAAGATAGTTTGTACAGCAGTTGCTTCTGTAGAACCTTCTTCAACTGCAATGATCACCATTGAATCTTCCATAATGTAATCACCCCATTGGTACTCAGATTTGTTATACTGATTGAATTTAATGTAGAAAGTATCATAAGTTGTACCATCAGAAACCCAAGACTCAAAGTTACCATTGTAACCAGCCATTCTGTATAAGTGTTTCAAGTAACCTGCTTGGTAGCTGTAGAAGTTTTTCTCTAATTGAGCAACCTCTGCAGATGTACCAGTAGCATAGTTAGCACGTTGTACCACTTCAGCATTAGCAACAATGTTACAATTATCAGCTACAATAAAGTCAGCTGTAGTTGCAGGACCACTGTATACAAAAGTTCTGAAATACATTCTGTCATATTCAAAAGGGAACGCAGCAACATCACATGGTTGTCCATATATAGTTAATGGTTTTCCTGTAATACGCAAGATTGCAGCAGCATTATTACCAATTCTTTGGAATTGATAGAAGTCATTGAAGTTAATGTTGTCAGGATTGATACCAGGAGCTTGTTGTGTTAACTTCAAGATGAATTGGTCAATCAATGCTGGAACGTCAACAGTGTCACAAGGATCACCATCACAGTCACAACAAGGAGCTTGTACAGTTACTGAACGAGTGAATCCATTGAAATACAATGTATCCAAGTAAGAAGAGTGAGCACGTAACGTTAAAGTTACAACATCACCACATTTTACATTCCATCCATCAACATCAGTTACCTGAGTAACAGGAGTAGGACATCCTGATACTTTGTACCATTCAGTTACATTAGAAGTACAATTTGCTGTTGCACATCCTTTGATTTTGTCAGAACGCTTAGTTCCCTGCAAGTAGGTGTTTTGTCTACCTTGAGCTACATAGAAATAAGGCGAAGCAGCAATGTTACCTGAAGTAGCAACTGTATAGTCACTTCTAAAGAATCCAACCTTGCCAGCTGTTAAGTCTTGTGTAGAACCACTATTAGCGATAGTCTCGCCAACAGGAACTACAAAGACAGTAGTTAAAGAAAAATCTGCCATTTTATTTATTTATTAAGTTAAAAATTTATTCGTTTGTTTGTATTCTATATTGTGCATTTTGAACTGCACTTTGATTCTCTGTATACATTGCTAGATTCTCAACTGTTAAATCTAACAATTCATCTTCTAGATACATTTCAAGTTCACAGTCTTGATCAAATGATGGTTGACCATCAAACATGATAAATCCTGTTTTATTTATGTACACTGGATATCTCATGTACATTATATTTATGCTTTTAGGAGTGAACGTCCCATCTGTAAATACACTTATATCATCAGAGGATAAAAGATTAAATGTTTCTTGATATTCAAAACTTGGTTTGTAATGATCGTTGTTCATAATAAACTGAAGATCACCATGTTTTGCAAGATCTCTGTTAATCCAGATCTTTCTGTTTTTACATCTTCCTTTATCAGCTAACACATATGAATCTACATAGAACATATATTGTGGTTCTAATTGATGTATGTTAGCTTTCCACTGATGTATTTCTTTATCTGATTCTACAAGACTTAATGGTTGATGATTATAATCTATCACTAAACTTTGTAGGTCTTCGTAACGTTTTTTAAATGAGTCTAAACCCATTTGACTTACAGTACTAATGTTGTCAATCTTTTGCTTTATCAACTTGATCTGAGCCTCATTCAGAGCTAAGATTTTATCTTCAAGTTGAATCTGTTGGTGCTCATTAGTTGATAGCTTATTCAATCTTTGGTCAATCTTGTATAATAGACTATCTACTGGTATCATATTTTATATTTTTAAAACTAGCCTCTTAAATAGAAGCTAGTTTTTTATGTTTCAATTTTCCTTCAAGAGTAAGTAACTCATCTTGATTATCATCATCTATAAGGAATTTAATTAAATCTTCCTCATCTTTTGCAATTTCAAAGTCACCTTCATAAACCTTACCATTAGGTTTGATTCTATAAACTGAATGAGCGACAGCTTGCTTAACTAAATCTTTGATATGGAGTAAGTTTTCCTTCATGTCTGCAAATCTGTTGAACACTTCTACAGGATTTAATCCTTGGAATGCACCAGACTTGAACTCTGATTGTTTAAGCATATTATCTACTTGATTGTAAACAATTTCTTCTTTAGTATCTTCTGTAACTGGAAGTCCTAAAAGTCTTCCAACTTTACGTTTCTTCTCAGGAGTCATAGAATCAAATTTCACAATAGCTTTATTGATCAATTGTTTTTTCTTGAAGATTATACCACTTTCAATTTCCTCATCAACAACATAAAATTGTGTCTCTGCAGGATATTCACCTCTTTCCCAAGCTTGATAACTTCCTGCAATAGTTGGATGTACTCGCAACCATGAAAAAGCTAACTCTTGAAAAGGAATAGAAAGATCAAAAAAGTTATCACCATCTAACAGTTTTACTGCTTGTACGTGAGTTTGGTCATCTGTTGATAACGATAATCCATAGTTCCAAAATTTAGAACGAGGACCAAGGTCAATATCACCTAATGCATATTCTAACTTTTCACGTAGTTTTGTAACACGTTCCATTTCTAACTCACGTTCAGTTGGATCACTAATTCTTCTGATGTATGCAGCATTAGGATCTAGTCCTGTTCTATACTGACCATCTAGTTCTTTGTAAGGATATTTGAACACTCCTGTTCCAGGAACTCGTGTCATACCTTTTGCTGCTAATCCACCTTGCATTGTCTGCAATTGAGAATTGTTATAATCTTTCTTTAATGTAGAGATTTTGCCTATCTTACCCATAATGTAGTTTAATTAAGTTTTGGTTTATACTTTGCAGAATGTACCCATCGAAGGATAATGCGACATAAGTCCATCATTCTGTTTGAAAAGTTTTCCCCCCAAGGTGGGAGAGAGTGGGGGATAGGGGGGAATTCTTTTCGATTTACGACTTACTCTGGGACGCTGTTCTGAATGGGTAGCGTAGTAAGTACTGTTATTTTTATTAGAATTGTGGGATTTCTTCGATCAACACAGTTCTTGACAAGTCTTCGATGAATACATCACAACGATCTTTCATCCAGATTTCGTATCCTGGGAATTTGTTAGCAGAGCTCATACCTTGAGATTTAGCAAAACCTAAGTGGTGACGAGTTCCATCAATATAACCCCAAGTCATAGAAGGCGCACCTTTCATACGAACCTCACGAATGTTGTTTACCATTGAACCATCAGACATTGGAGAAACATCAAACACCATAAATACTGGAGTGCTCTTTTTGTTTTGTCCAAACTCTAAGTTAGATTGTGGTAAATCTAATTCTTTCAAGTGGATCAATTCAACACGACCTGTCTCACGAGTTACCATTGCATCAAATGCAAAGTTGTAAGTGATGTGTTGTCCTTCTCCTTGCAGGTATCTGTTTCCAGAGTCAGCCATGAAAGTTAATCCTGAGTTTAATGCATCAGTTTTCAAAGCTTGTTGGAATACATCGAATCCAGCTTCGTTAGTGTACATTTTAACTCGTCTATCTTTAACGTCCACACGTCTGTAGAATAAATCTCCAAATACTGAACGAATCAAGTTAGCAGAGAATTCACCTCTGTTATATTGTACTAAGTTTCCATTGTTACGCATTCTGTGGTA